ACTTAAAAGGTATTTCGTGTTTAACCAAAGAAAGGAATAAATGACTGATAAATTAAGATGTAGTGATTGTAAAGGCACCAATATATGGGAATTACAATGGCATCATACAAATAAAAGAATTAAAGGTAAAGACGGTAATTATTACCATTTAATAAACGATGGAAGTAATGGAGCATTAAACACAACTTATTGTGATAATGATTACTTCTGTGAAGATTGTGGTGGAACTTACTACAATAAGACAGGCTACGGCTGTAATCCAGAAACTTACTAAGGAGGTAAATATATGTACGATACTAGCATATTGCAAACGAAGACAGTAACCTACATAATGAACATTGTTTCATTGTGTAAAGAACATATAAAAGATGATACAGAAGACAATAGAATGTTATTAAAAGATATAAAAGAACTTGAAAAGGACTATGATAAAGCACAAGCATTTATAAGAAAATCAGACAGATTTAAGAGGTTATTTCTATGATGTATAGCAATTTAACCTTAAGAGTATGTGATTCATGTCAATCTCTTGATGTGATGTTACATAAGTGGGACAAAGAATTTTATTGTGGTAGATGTTCTGACATCCATGATAAAATAGACGCTTTTATAGAAAGCGAGATAGATAATAGAATCAGAACAGAAAAATAAGGAGGCAATTATGCCTAGCAATCCAAAAGTACACTTTTCATCGTATACAAATGGTGGAGTGTTTGAACAAACAACAGCTCACAGAACATTAGGTGATCTGTTAACTCATCTGACAATCAATGCAGGTGAAGCAACAATAGAAGTAACTGGTGAAGATGGTGAAGAAAGAAATATGACTGCAGCAGGGGTATTTCGTGAAGGAGACACCGTAATGATAATGAAAAGAAAGAATAGATCGGGTGTATAACTTTTTAAATCATTAATGAGAGAGTTTTAACGGCTATAAAAACCTAACATTCGTTAAGAAGAGCCCAATATATCCTTAAGGAGAAATGGTATGCTATCGAGCAAAGGTTCTCTCTCATTATAAACCAGGAGGATAAATGAATTATTCTAATCCAAAGCATTCTACTGAAATATATAGCTTCTTTGAAAGAATCTTTATGAAGAAAGAATGCGAAGAATGGTTAATGCCTCTAGAAGAACAACTAAAGTACTTAGATCAGAAAACATCATACCATATGCATAAGTGCAAGGTACAGCGTTATAACGCAGAAACTGACAGTACTGAAGATGTAGAAAGAGAAATACCATTAATACTATTTGAAAAGGTAGTAGTCAAATTCAGGCCTCATCTCCATATGGGAGACTATTATTTAATGTTAGATGTGCAATCAAAAGACACTGTAAAATACAAATTCTTTACTAAAGTATCATACAGTAAGCAAAATGAAGACGAAGTAGAATCATCTGAAGCCTTCATACCTGCATATCATCCACATTTAAGTAATGGAGTACCATGTTTTGGTAGTTTTCAAGGAGATATTAACACCTCACTAGATGAATGTAATTTTATAAGATTCTTCTCTCAAATGAAAGCATATCTATCTGCATACTACGGTAGATCAACTTACACAAGAGGAAGTCAATATAAAAAGAACCTATTTAGTTATTCATTCTTTAAAAAACAAGAAATATTGGATCATTTTCCTGATTATACAGAAGGTAATGAAGAGGGACAGATTGATCCAGTTGTAGTTGCAAGAGATGAAACGAGGTGGGGATTTCCTTCAAATATGCCAGCATTAGGTGAATTTATGATACAGGGACAAGATTTGTATCATTTTCATGAAATGACCAGGGACTATAACAGGCAGCAGTTGTTAAATGGCGTAATAGATGCTAAAGCATTATGGCCAAGTGGCTCATCTGCAATGGGATACCATTCATCATTTGATGATCGTAGAACAAGAGCTATGGCATATGTGTATACATTAATGCAAGTATTTGGAACAGGTTTCATACCTGCATTCTATCAAATACAAGTATTATTTAGATCATTATATGCACAATATGCTGGATTTGCGACACCAGAAGTTATGGACATGCTTAAAGTATATGAAAAAAGCATGAGTAACATAAGATATGGTAACGAAGTGCAAATACATGGTATTAAAGTTCCAATTGAAGGCCTAGATAATACAGATGAGTTAGATCAGATGTATAGAAGAATATCAAGAATGTTTGATACAAGCAATACAGGAAATGAATTCTTCGACAATTTAACTTCTTGTGGTAATGTTTTACCAGTGTTTATAACATTGGCAAGGTCGAACAACTTACACAAGGCCAAGATAGAAAAGTTCTGTATTGGAGAATCAAGTAACTCTTCAAATATATATAACGATACATTAGAGGAATGTAAAACTCTTATGAAACCTGTATATAGAGAAGCGTTGCATCAATTAGATCAAACAAGGAGGGTCATATTAAATGGACTCAAAGAAGAAGAAACAAGAGATACAGAGACATCAACAGCTGCAGAAGCAGATGTCACTGACGATACCAGCAGAGATGTATCGGAAATACCACCACTTTTTACATAAGTACGATAGATTAGAGTGGTCAGGCCCAGCATGGTATAGCATCAAGAAAGATGAGCATGGTTTTCCTACTGAAATACAGATGGAATACTTTCATGTTCTTGATTTAGGACAAAAAACTTCAACAGATTGGGACGGTAAAGATTTAATGAAAGTCATAAGGCCGTTAATGAAGAAATATCCTAAAATAGGTAACGAATGGATACAGGGCAATATACATTCACATAATGATATGGGAGCATTCTTCTCAGGAACTGATAAACAACAATTAATAGACGGTGCAAACAAGAACTTCTATTTCTCACTTGTTGTTTCTTATGCTAAAGATAAAGAATTAGCATTTGCAGTAAGCTATCCTGATCAGTTTAATCAAGTTATCATACAGAAAATAACTGATATTACAGTAGAAATGTATGAAAGAACTGATGATTACAAAGAAGAAGAGGCTGCTATAGAGAAGTCACGCACAAAGAGCAATTCAATAACACTTCCATTCGCAAAAAGATGGGCTCATAATCAACAGAGATCATTATTTCAAACTGCTGAATTAGTAGATATAGACAGTATATTAGATGATGACGATGATGAGGATGTAGATGCATGGAATGCTTCTTTTGGCATAACAAATGACTCTGAACCTGAACACAGCTTAGCTTATGATGATCTGCAAGTAGCATATATGCAGGGACAAATAAGCAAGAAGACGTTCAGTGAGAGTTGCAACATGATTGGAGTAGACACAAATGGCAACAAACTCAAATAGATTCCTTAGAAATAAGGATTTAATTGATCAGGCCAAGTTGGATACTGCTACAGTGATAGGGGCTGGCGGAATAGGGTCAGCCCTTATACAAGGTGCAAGTATCATGGGATTCAATAATTTAAAAGTATGGGATTCCGATATACTTGAAGAGCACAATTTAAGCACAACAACTTTTCCTGATGAATGCTTAGGAACAAATAAAGCGGATGCAGCAATGTATTTCGCAAGTAAGTTTAAAGGCAAAGTAAAACCATACAAACATAACTGGGAAGAAGGTTATCCATTAGAAAATAAAGTCTTTATAGGCCCCGATAATATGGGCATAAGGAAAAAAGTATATGAAACATGGAAACAAAACCCAGATAGAGAGTTCTTGATTGACATGCGTATGGGATCTTTATCTTTAGAAATAGTAACTGTAACAAAAGATGCTGACTTCTACGAAGAGAGTTGGCTTGAAGACGGAAAAATACCTGATGAATTATGTACTATGAAACATACAATATTTGCTGGTAGTATAGCTGCTAATTTAGGGCTATCACAAGCATTTAATGTCTTGAATAATAGGGCATTTTATTCGTATATTTGGATGTCGTTGAGTCCGACTTCTTTTAGAAGACAACACTTAATAATACCAAAAATAGAGGAGGTAGCTGATGCTGCAAGTCCAAAAAGTATCAACAGATTGGGCTAATGGGATACCTAGCGGTTTAACGTGGTATATCATTGGTCAACCAAAAACTGGAAAAACTACACAAGCCTCCAAATGGTCAGCAAAAGGCCAGGAAGGAGTATTGATAATCGACACCGATTTAGGTGCTGATTTTGTGGATGGGGCTAACGTCATTACTGTTAATGAATTAAACCCACCTACTCGTGTAAAAATGAAAGATGGAGTCAAAATTGTAAAGGATGGTAAAGAGCAAGTAGAGCTTATACCACCAACAGAGAGAGGATTCTTTCATAGGAGTGGGCCAGACAAAGGCAAACCAATGCCTGTTTATTCATTAGCAGAAGTAGTAGCTGATTTAATGCAAAATTGGGATAAATATTCATTTGATACAATAGTACTAGACACTTTAGATCAGATTAATGAGTGGATAGAACGAACTGTAACTAAAGAAATGAGTATAGAAAACATGGGAGATGGTCAATGGGGGTCAGATTGGGCCATGGCTAGAAAAAGAAACCTTGACATTGTTAAGAAGTTGCAAAACTTTCTTAAAAAGGTTGGTGGTAACTTAGTATTAACTAGTCATGCTAAACATTCTGCAGTAATTGACGACAAAGTGCAATTAGCACCAAGTCTTCCAGGTGGCTTAGGTAGATCTATATGCGCTAAAGCAGATGCAATAGGTTATGCTACAGTAGGTAAAGACAAAGAGGGTTATATAATAAGCTTTAAAGGCTATGATGAGCGTATGATAGGTTCTAGATTACGTCCATTGGCACAAAAGCAAATACCCTTTAGTTATAAAGATGTAATTAATGAAATCAATTCCTATAAGGAGGGAGAATAATATGGCAATATTAAGAGCTAAAACAAGCAGCGGATCATTTAACAGATTCGGTGTTCAAACAGCAACAGTAGAATCATTTGAAGATAGATCTAGTCAATTTGCTTGGGCAGATGTATATCTTGTAATAGAATTTGCTGTTGAGGGGAGTAAATACACAAGACCATGTAAAGTAGTAGGTTCATTTGATTCAAATCCAGATGGAACTATAGATGGTAACAGCAGTCTACTAAGGAAGATCACTTATATGTGTGAAGCCTTTGGATTTGACGGAGGTGTTAACCAACATGGTGATTGGGTAGATCAAGATGAGAAGCCTATAGATGATATAGTTTCTTACTTGACTGAGAACTATAAAGGTTCTAAATGCACTATTTATGTCTTCAAAGAAAGAGGTAAAGACGGCAAAGCATATACTAGAGTTCATAATAAAATATTAAAGGAACAAACTGGTTCAGATGCTGATCTACAAGGTTATATTGATTGGATGAAGAAGAATGGATACCACAAAGAAGTTGATCCTTCTGAGACAAATGATTCTTCAACACCACAAGAAACCATTAAAGTAGATGGTCTGGGTGATGTCGCAAGTCTTTAATTATATAGAGATAGCAGATGGGAGTCCTCGTAACAGAGGACTTCTCATCAAAAAAGAACACCTAGATAAATATATCAAACAAGATAGACCCGTTTATAGATCAATGTACATCTATAACGAAGATGCTGTAGACTACTCTGATGCAAAGAATAGTATAAGGAGTTACTATGGTGAAAGAGCTATCGATGATATAATTATAGATGTTGACAAAGGAGATAACTCACATGAGCACACGCTCAAAATGGCTCAATCTGTTTGTTTTCAATTAGAAGACCAATATGAATTGCAGCGACAAAACTTTGGAGTTTATTTCTCTGGAAGTGGATATCATATCAGGATACCAAATACCGTATTTCAATTCCAATCTGGGACAGACTTACCATTTAAGGTTAAAGAAACGTTATCTAAAATGTTTCAACATATAGATTTAATGGTCTATATGAGAACAGGCTTATACAGGCTGCCAAATACCTTAAATAAGAAGACTGACATGTTTAAGATCCCTTTGAGTCACAACGAATTCTGGACATTAAAGCCAGAACAGATCCATTTATTGGCACAGCAGCCAAGATTTGACATGGATCACGTACTTGAAGGTGATGGAGAACTGTCAGAATTAGTTATAAATGACGTTCCACGGATCAGGAAGTTAGGAACTGTTGCTGAACCTAAGAAAATAGCAACATGCATCCAGACTATGTACGCAAACGGCCCTGAACAAGGCAAAAGACATCATACGATCCTTAGAATTGTATCACATTATAGAAGAAATGGCGTTCCATCAGAGGCTGCTAAAGCTGCATTGCTTCATTGGAACCAAAATCAATTAAGTGAACAAGAAGTGATCTCAAATGTTGAGTACGCCTACAATAAAGGTTATAAATATGGATGTAATGACTCATTAATGCATGAGTATTGCAGCCCCAAATGCATATATTATAAAAGAAAGGATTATAGTATAGGTGTTTTAAACGCTGATGATATGCAAAAAGAACTTGAAGAAAGACTTACAACCAACTTTAAGGGTAAAGCATATGATCTAAGTAAAGCACTTGGACTAGAAGAGGAATGTATGTTTTATCCAGGAGAGCTAATAACTATATTTGGCCCAACTGGATCAAGTAAAACTACATTTGCTCATAATATAGCATTAGGATATAATCACGTCACAGACGAGCTAGAAGACGCGTTACAGATACCTACATTATATCTTTCACTTGAGCTTGCACCTTGGTACATGCATCGTAGATCATTACAGATTGCTGGTAACAAGACAAAAGCTGAAGTTAATAGTAATTATAAAGAGATATATGAAAGGAATCACGAGATGATAGCGCATCTAGCCGTACAATCGGTGGCACCAACTCTCGAACAAATATCAGAAAAGATAGTAGAACTGCAACCTGCAATGGTTATAGTGGATTATATAGATCTAGTAGATACACCTCATAATGTACGAGGAGAATATGAAAAGATTAAATATATATCTCATGGACTTTCTAGTATGGCAGTGAATATGGACGTTATAATTATCCAAATATCACAAGTAGCTAGAGAATATAGCAGAAGTGAAGTTCTAGACTTATACGCTGGTAAAGGTTCTGGCGCAATTGAAAATGCATCAAGAAAAGTAATAGGCCTGAATGGGCAAACTCATAAGAGAACAAAGAAATTGAGGCTTTTCAAGAACACAGACGGAGAATTGTTCGACACTACAGTTGAGTGGACACCTTCATTTAGATTAAGGAGGGCTGAAGATGAGCCAGAACAAACCAACAACTCGGGACTTAGTAGGCGAACTTATTGATCTGCAAGAAGAGCTTGAATACATAAGTATGACAGCAACTGAAGGCGAAGAAGATCAATTAGAGCCGCAAAAGAACGCAATAATGCAATCTATAGAACAAAAAAAGGTTGAAATAACACAAAAAGTACAAAGTATAGATCATTTTATGATGTCATTAAACAAAAAAGAGGCCTTAAATAAGGCTGCCATTGGCACATATACTGATGAAGTTAAAAGATTAAGGTTACATCAAAAAAGAATACAAAAGGTAAAAGATTGGATCAATAAATATGTCATTCCACTT